ATGTAGAGTCTATACTTGTTGATATGCAAACAAAAGAAATATCTAATCAAATAATGGATGAATTAGGTATTAACGTGTATAACAATAATCCTGATAAATTACCTGAATCAGAAGAAGAGTTATCATTGCATATGCAGCTTGAATATAAACAGGCAATTGAAATAGCTGAAGAGCAAGCTATTAATTCTGTTCTTAATTCAAACAATTATGATTTAACACAAAAACGTGTTAATTATGATTTAACAGTTATTGGAATTGGAGCTGTTAAAAATGAATTTAATAAATCTGAAGGAATTAAAATTAAATATGTTGATCCTGCTGATTTAGTTTATTCGTATACATATTCACCATATTTTGATGATATATATTATGTAGGAGAAGTTAGAAGTGTTACTATTAATGAATTAAAACAACAATTCCCGCATTTAACAGACGAAGATTTAAATGAATTAAGCAAACAGGGTACACAAACGTCGGCTTCTCATAATCGTTTTATAAATGAGGATAGTGTATTAGATGCAAATACTATTCAAGTTTTATATTTTAATTATAAAACATATAATAATCAAGTATTTAAAGTAAAAAAGACTGCTTCTGGAGCTGATAAAGCAATACCTAAAACAGATCAATTTAATCCACCTAAAGACGATAGATCAAGATTTAGTAAAGAATCAAGATCAATTGAAGTTGTTTATGACGGGGCTTTTGTTTTAGGAACAAAAAAATTACTTAAATGGGAGTTAGCAAAAAATATGATACGCCCTAAAAGTGATACAACAAAAGTGATGCTAAACTATCATGTTGTTGCTCCTAGGCTTTATAAAGGCCGTATTGAATCGTTAGTTAGTCGTATAACAGGATTTGCTGATATGATTCAATTAACGCATTTAAAACTACAGCAAGTGTTATCAAGAATGATACCAGATGGAGTTTATTTAGATGCTGATGGTTTAGCTGAAATTGATTTAGGTAATGGTACTAATTATAATCCGCAGGAAGCATTAAATATGTTTTTTCAAACGGGTTCTGTTATTGGTAGATCACTTACACAGGACGGGGATATGAATCCTGGTAAAGTACCAATTCAAGAATTAACTTCTAATGGTGGTAATAATAAAATAAGTTCACTTATAAGTACTTATAATTATTATTTACAAATGATTCGTGACGTAACGGGCTTAAATGAAGCAAGAGATGGTTCAATGCCAGACAAAAATGCTTTAGTTGGTGTTCAAAAACTGGCCGCGGCTAATTCTAATACAGCAACAAGACATGTATTACAATCAAGTTTGTATTTAACTGCTAAAACAGCTGAAGCTATTAGTCTACGTATATCTGATGTACTAGAGTTTTCACCTACTAAAGATGCTTTTATTTCTAGTATTGGTAGGTTTAATGTAGGCACATTAGAAGATATTAAAAATATGCACTTGCACGATTTTGGTATTTATATTGAGTTATCACCAGATGAAGAGGAAAAAGGAATGCTTGAAAATAATATTCAACAAGCCTTAGCTAAGGATCAAATATATCTTGAAGATGCAATTGATATTAGAGAAATTAAAAATATTAAGCTTGCTAATCAATTATTAAAAGTACGTAGAAGAAAGAAACTACAGCAAGATCAAGAAGCACAACAGCGTAATATTCAAGCACAAGCAGACGCTAATTCACAAAATACGCAAGTAGCTGCTCAAATGGAAATTCAAAAGAATGAGGCAATTACAGGACAAAAAGTTCAGCTTATTCAAATTGAAAATGATCTTGAAATGCAAAAAATGCAACAAGAAAAAGAACTTAAGAAAGAACTTATGAAATATGAGTTTGATCTTAATATAGCTCTTAAAGATAAAGAGACTGATATGCTTACTGATAAAGAAAAGTATAAAGAAGATCGTAAAGACGAAAGAACTCGTATACAAGCTTCTCAGCAATCTAAGCTTATAGAGCAAAGAAAAGATAAAAAAGGCGAACAAGAATTTGAATCTGCAGGAAATGATACAATGGGTAGCGGATTTAATTTAGAAATGTTCGAGCCTAGATAATTTTTATTTAACCAATTTTATATTATTTTATTATGTTAGAAGAAACAACAAACGTTGAAGAGACTGTACAAGAAACAGTCGAGCAACAAACTGAAGAACAACCACAAGAAGAAGTTCAAGCAGAAGAAACACCAAAAAATGTTACCGTTGATGACGATGGTACCATAAAAGTAGATTTAAGACAACAACCTCAAACAGAAGAAACAAATGCCGTTCAAGAGCAAGAAACAACAAGCGTGGATGTGGGCGAACGAACCGAAGATAGCCCGGAAGTGGACCAAGAAGTACGGCCCGATAACGATGAAAGTACAACAGAAGAGCAAACGCTAGAACTTGTACAAGAGGAAACTGTAGAAGAAAAAGAGCCTACATTAGCGGATAAAATAAAAGATATTCCTAATAAGCTTAAAGAACAAGAGGAAAGTGTAAATAATAATCAAGAAACCAATCAGTTGCCAGAAAATATTGACAAGCTAGTCAAATTTATGGAAGAAACTGGTGGAACACTTGAAGACTACGTGAGTCTTAATAAAGATTATGATAGTATGGATGACATGCAGTTATTGCGTGAATACTATCAACAAACAAAACCGCATTTATCAACAGATGAAATTGATTTTTTAATTGATGATAATTTTTCATATGATGAAGAAGTTGATGAAGAGCGAGATGTAAAAAGAAAAAAATTACTATTTAAAGAATCAATTGCTGAAGCTAAATCAAATCTTTCTAATCTGAAGAATCAATATTACGATGATCTTAAGTTAAGTTCAAAGTTAACTCCAGAACAAAAAGAGGCGGTTCAGTTTTACAACGATTATAAAGTTGAGCAAGAATCAACACAAAAAGTGCGTGAACAGCAAAGAAATGTTTTTGAGCAGCAAACTAACAAATTATTTTCTGATGAATTCAAAGGTTTTGAATATAAAGTTGGAAGTAATAAATACAGGTTTAATGTAAAAGACATTGATAATGTTAAATCATCTCAATCAGATATAAACACATTAGTCAGCAAGTTTGTTGACAGTAATAATGAATTATCTGATGCAGCTGGTTATCATAAAGCATTATTTACCGCTATGAATGCAGACAGTATTGCAAATCACTTTTACGAACAGGGCAAGGCAGACGCTATTAAAGAGTCTATGGCAAAATCTAAAAATGTAGATATGGCACCTCGTCAAGGTCACGAAGCGGTTACAACTGATTCTGGATTTAAAATACGTGCAATTAGTGGAGATGATAGCTCTAAATTAAGAGTTAAAATTAAACAATAATAAATAATAATTAAAAAATGGGATTATTTGAAACAGGTGGATCGTTTCCAGCAGGATTAACGCCTTCACCTACTAAAACACTTTTTTCAGGAAATTACCTGACTTTTGATTCTGCCACTGGTGGTGGAACATTTGCACAACAATTCTTACCAGATGTATATGAAAAAGAAGTTGAGCGTTACGGAAATCGTTCAGTATCTTCTTTCCTGCGTATGGTTGGGGCTGAGATTCCTTCTGCATCAGATCAAGTTATTTGGTCAGAGCAAGGAAGACTGCACATCGCTTATGATGCTGCATCTGCTAATACAGGAACTAACGTAATTACAGAAGCTGGACACGCGGTACGCGCTGGACAGACTGTTGCGGTTGCTGAAGGACTTGTAACAGTAAAAGCTGTAGTAATTTCTGTAACTACAGATACATTTACAGTTGCTCCTTATGCTGAGCAAACATTAGATGCTGCTGGTCTATCAACTGGTACTGATGTTACTGTAAAAGTATTTGTTTACGGTTCTGAATTTGCTAAAGGTTCAGCTGGTATGACAGGATCTGTTGATGCTGGTTTCCAACAGTTTAGCAACTCACCTATTATTATCAAAGATAAATATTCTATCTCTGGTTCTGATACTGCACAAATTGGATGGGTTGAAGTAACTACTGAAAATGGAGCATCTGGATACTTATGGTATTTAAAGTCTGAGCACGAAACTCGTTTACGTTTTGAAGATTATCTTGAAATGTCAATGGTTGAAGGTGAATTAGCTGCTACTTCTGGTAACGGTTCTGAAGCTAACGATCAAGGATATAAAGGTACTGAAGGTCTTTTTGCTGCTATTGAAAGCAGAGGAAATATTTATCAAAACTTTAATTCTGGTGAAGCTACACTAAGTGATGCTGGAACTGATAGAACTGCTCTTCAAGACTTTGATGAAATACTTAAAAATCTTGACAAGCAAGGAGCTATTGAAGAAAACATGCTTTTCTTAAACAGAGCTACTGCGCTTGCTTTTGATGATATGCTAGGAGCTGTTAATGCTCACTATAACGGTGGATCTTCTTTCGGAGTATTCAACAACAGTGAGGATATGGCACTTAACTTAGGATTTAGTGG